AGTGGAAGTTGAGGAGTCTGATGACGACTGGGACGAAGCTGAGACTAAAAACGATGCAGAACAAGAAGTTGCTGCTGAGTTTGATTGGGAAGGAATAAGTAAAGAAGCTGGTGTTGAAGCTACAAGTAAGGAAGAGTTTATCGCTAAGATAAAAGACTTACAGAAGCCTCCAGTTCAAGAAAACGATATAATTAAAAATCTAAACTCATTCTTAGAGATGGGTGATAAAGATTTAGTTATTGCTGATATGCGTGCTGCAAAATACGAAGATGAAGATATTGCAGATACCGTTGACAGATTACAAGATGCTGGATTATTAAAGCGTGAAGCTGGATTAGTTCGACAACAACTTACTAAGCACATCCACGGAGAGAAGGATAGAATTAGAAAGGAAGAAAAGGAATCTGAACAACAAAAAACTGAGGGTGCTAAGAACTCACGTAAAGAACTACAAAGCTTTATTAAAGATAAAGAAGAGTTCTTTGGTGGGAAGGTATCTCAGAAAGATAAGAAACAACTATATAATTACATAACCAAAGGGGATTTCGCCCAAGAAGTGTTTGAGACTCATGCCAATGTTGCGGAGGCTGCCTTCTTATGGAGAAACAAAGAAAAGATTTTCAAAATGGTTCGAACGCAAGGCGTAGAACAAGGAAAGTCTCGTATTTTAGATGGTATAACATCACCGTCTAGGAAAAATCATTCATCTAAGAGCTTTGAAGCTCCGAAGAAAGGTTTTGACCCGAGTAAGTTTAGTAATTAAATAATGTTTAATTAATTATTAACGACTAATAAACAAAACAAAAATGAAGGTTTATAATGCAAAATATGACCCAGCATACAATACAGCGGACAACTCCCTTGTAAACAATATGCTAAAGTACCCTGAGATTGCGAAGAAAATCATTGAATTGTATCCTCGCTACTCTATGACGTACTTACTTGAACGCCTAGGATTTGGTGCTTCTGAAAAAGTAATTGGTGGAAGCTCTTTCGAGTGGAAAATCATGCAACGTTATAAAGCTCCTGCTGGACTTGATGCGGCTTACGCTGTCAATGCTTCTGTTGGAACTGTTGGAACTATCAAGATTTCAAGTGCTGATGGTGCTAACGAATACTGTATGCTAAACGTAAACGATGTAATTCGTTTCGAATCTGGTGCTACGGCATTAATAACTGCTGTAGGTTCAATCGACGCTGCTGACGGTGGAAGTACTGATGTTACAATTAAGCATATTGATGCTTTTAATTTCTCTGCTTCTGGTGCTTCTGCTGCTGTAACAGAAGTTGTTGCCGTAATTGGTTCAGCTTATGGACAAGGTTCTTTAGGTGATGAAGTTGGTGAAGGTTATGCTTACCCAGAAACTCACAGAAACCACTTAACTCTTTCTCGTAGAAAGTGTAAGATTAATGGTATTGATTTACATGATGTTACTTGGGTTGAGCACAATGGTCACAGACTATGGTACTTTACTAAGGAGCAACAAATGACTGACCAATTCATGTACGAACTTGAATTGAATCGTTGGTTTGGTAAATCTTCTGTATCTGGAGATATTCAATATCCTGGTGATTCTGGTTCAGTTGCTAACGGTCTTCCAATCATGGGTGACGGAATCTTAGCTCAAATCGCTTCAGCTAATCAATTCACTACTGCTGGTCTTGGTATCACTGAAGGTGAGTTATTGAAGTTCATCGGTACTTTATCTTTAAGTTCTTTAAAGGCAACTGGTAACGAATATGTAGTATTTACTGGAATGCAAGGAATGATTCAATTCCAACAAGCTATGACTGCTCACTTGGCAACAATGGGTTCTGCTTCTAGCTTAATTGCATCTAAATCTGGTGAAGGTGTAGCTGTAGGAACTAACTTTACTTCTTACTCTGCTTTAGGTAACAACATCAAATTGGTACACAATCCATGTTTCGATGACCCTAATGTTGCTACAATGACTTCAGGTATTTCTGGTACTGGATTTAACACTGCACAATTATCAGGTTTAATGGTAGTTATGGATATGAGTGTTCAAGATGGTGTAGCTAACGTAGAGCTTATCTCTAAAGGTGCTGAAGGATACAACAGAAACTATGTTAAGAAATATGTTCCTGGTATGATTAACCCTAACGACCCTTCTTCAATGATGGCTGCTAACGGGAATGATACTTTCGAATGTCATATCTTATCTGAATCTGGTATCATTATTCGTAACCCACAATCTTGCGGTGTAATTATGCCTGCTGGATTAACAATTTAATTTTAACAAAAACTTTTAAATACAAATAAAATGGCTGAAGAAAAATACCTTAAGCAATACGAAAAATCCGCAACTGGTAATTACTTACTACGTTCACGCGGTACATTGAAAAATGTTCTAACAACTTCTGTAGCTAAAGTTCTTACTCAAGAAGAGTCTGGTTCTGTTGTCTATACAAACGGTGCTGTAGCTCACGTTATAACTTTACCTGCTCCTATTGCTGGATGCAACTTTAAGTTTATCTGTGCTGAATCTACTGCTATTGTAGAGATAGCTCAAGCTGCTGCTGCAGATAAGTTTGTAGGATTGATTCTTGATGGTGCTGGAACTGGCGATGAAGCTGCTTCAACAGACGTTAAGATTCGAGTTATGACAACTGCCGTTCCTGGTGATGCTCTAGAATTAGTTTCAGACGGTGTAAGCTGGTTTGTTTCTGGTGCTTGTGACGCTGCAAACGGAGTTAAATTCGCTTAATAGTTTTAAATAACTAAATAATATTCACCCCTTCTTCGGAGGGGGTGTTTTTTAACTAACAACAAAAAAAAGCAAGCATGGAGATTACAAAAAACCTTATTCATTACAAGCACAACAAATATTCTAAAATTAGTAACTTTAATTTTGGTAGTGCTTACAAAGACAAATCAGGAAGACTGCACGAGTTAAAAGATGTAAACGGACTAGAACAGCAGTTTGTTACAAGTCGTGCCTCATTCATCTTAAACACCTCTATAGAAGGAGATGTAATAACAGACGAATGGTTAAAGAGTCATCCATCTATATTAGCTGCTTGGACTCGTATTGATATACAAGAAAAAGAAGAAGCTGATACTAAAGAGACGTTAACTTCTGCTCAGGCTATTATTGAAGCAGCTAAAATGTCAGACTCTGATGTGAAAGTATTCGCAACATTAAGTCGTTTTAACCTTAATGCTAGCTTAGATGTGTTAAGAGCTAAAGCAATTAATGTAGCTCAAAGTGACCACGCTAAATTCATGGAGGTTCATTTTGACCCAGAGAAGGAACTTAGAGTGTTCATCATGGAAGCGTTGAAGGCTAAGAAGATAAACTATAAGAACGAAACGTTCTATTATGGTAAAGAAGCTATCGGAACTAACGAGGAACAGGTGTTAGTTTGGTTAAAAGATAACAAAGATATTTTAGCTATCTTGAAGCATGAAATAAGAGGTGAAACTAAACCAGCTAAAGGTAAGGTTGCTTCTAAAAAATAACAACAATGACTGTAGAGACCGCAAGGGATAGAGTAAGATTAATCATAGACAGAGAGGATGCTGCCTACTTATCAAATACTGATATAGATGGGTTTGTTGAAATGGCTGTTGATGAGTTTGCTCAACAATATTATCTATCGTTTGAGACTAGTCAAGATTCTAGAGATAAACTACAGAATCTAGTTAGGTCTGAAATGGTGGCTGGTACTACGTCTCCTCAGATTGATTTAGAGTCTGCTGGGGGTGAGTTTTGGGACGTACCTGAAACGGAGCTTGATTATGTTTACTCTAAGATACTAGCCATACACACTAGAAAGAATCCGTACATTAGTGTTAAGATTATTCAGTTATCTGATATAACAGCGTACTCTAACGACCCTTTCAATAAGTACAACGAAGAATATCCTATTGCTTACATTCAGATGGGGCATATATTCTTTCAAGGATGGAAAGGAATGAAGGAAGTTATAGTAAAGTACTTAAAGTACACTACGAATATAGAAGATTTAAGCGCTCATACACACGAAGAAGTGTGTCAGATTGCTGCTCGTAAAGTCTTGGGAACACTGGGAGACCCAAGATACCAAATGATTCAGGCTGAAATAACTGAACGACGAGTTTAAAGATGCTTTTTGCTCCCTGCTTTCTAGAAAGGGTAGAGTAGGGTTTCCTTGCTTTACCCTTTCTTATTAAAAAGATATTATGGCTACATTAAACGAAATAACATACAACATAAAAAACATAGTCTCTGGAGGTGTTGCTTCTGATGATTCTGATATATCTAATCGTCAGATTAAGTTTATGGTACATTACCATAGAGCTAATCTATTGATGCAGTATACGGATAACGGAAAGAAGGCTTCTAATGCTTGTTTTCAAATGGATGTCTTAACTCCCAAGGAGTCAGGAGCTTCCATTAAGGCTGTCGTAGGATTTAACGATAATAGAGGGATTAGGAGTGTAGCGCACAAAGACGATACGTCCACTGATTCGTTTTATGTTCCTTTACCTATAATACAACATCACGACAGAATGTTCGTGAACAGTTCAAGATTCATATTAAGTGCAGGAAGTAAGATAGCAACATTATCCGATAGAAAGCTTTACGTATGGGAAGGAGACTCACTTGTTTCTGGAGGTTCTGTAGAGGTTAATGGTATATTTTCTAACCCAACAGAGGTTAGTTCTTATGTGAATGATGATACAACTCAATACCCTATACCTGAAGAGTTAATAGCTGTTCTAGTAAAAGAAGTATTAAAACAAGAGTTTAGTATCATTGTAACCGTACCATCGAAAGGACCAAACAACCAGGTTGATGAAAACACGACAAAAGGCAAGTAGTAATACTTACAAGAAATACAAAGACAAATATGTATCCATTAAGGATATATACAACTCTATAAAGAGTGGCCTAAGAGTTAAGGGGGAGAGAAGTGATAGAGCTATGTCTTATGCTGAGTATTACTCCATTATGGAGTCTTTCTTAGACAATACGATAGATATAGTAGCTAGACAACAAGAGGTCTTTAAACTGCCTGTAAAGCTAGGTTCTATTTACACTAAGAAACTACCTCACAAAAGACCATTTCATGTAAGGTTGGATGTTGAAGCAAGTAAAAGAGAAAATAAGACAGTATTATATAAAGTGCCTATACTTGATGATGAGTATGTAAAAGTTATGTGGGATAGGCCTTATAAGTATAATCAATATAAAGTATTGCCCTTAAGGAGATTTAAGGATATAATAAAACAACAAACATGAAAGGAAATCCTAGAATAAGTGTTAAACAAGTTGTAGCTGCAGTTATACGTAATTTAGGTATACAAGACGCTGCAAGAGAATTTCATAACTTTGTAGAGTGGGCTTTTGAGGCAGAGAAGAAAATTGGCTCTTATACCACTTTCGATAAAAAAGTTACCTCATTAGTTATTTCAAGTAAGAAGGCTTTACTTCCTTCGGACTTTCTTAACATGATAGAAGTAAGAAGCCCCTCAGATGTGTCGGGCTCTTCTTATGACCAGAGTAGAGATATGTATGTGTCAAGTGGTTACTTAAATATAGATGTAGCAGACGGAACAACGATAGATGTTCATTATGATGCTATATCAACTGATGAAGAGGGATACCCTACTATATCTTCAGCTCACGAAGATGCTATTGCTTCTTATATCATGTATAAATATAAAGGAAGAGAATATTACAATCAAAAACTCCCTAGATATGTTTATCAAGATTTAAAGCAAGAGTGGTCTTTTCAGTGTGCTCAAGCTAGAGGTAGAGACAATATGCCTACCAAACAGCAGTGGAGGAATATTTCTAAATACTGGAACACTCTTAAGCCTAGTAGTAACGAACATAAATTGTTTTAACCATGGCAGAATCTCCTAAAAAACCAAATTCATTCTCAAAAGGAATGATGTCTGATTTAGATGCTAATATATTACCTTCAGATACCTACAAGTCAGCAACAAACGCTAGGCTTGTAAGTAGAGAGGATAATTCTTTTATTTTAAAGAACGCTAAAGGTAATTCTTTGTATGATACTTTAACTATAAGCGAAAAAAAGGTAACTTTTTCTGAGACTGGAATACTATCTAACACTGCAATAGACAACTTAGATGGTCCTTCTGCCTACGGAATTAGAATGTACATAAACGGGGATGGAGGTTTCATTCAGAAAGTATTTAATTTTTATAGTGGCGATACTGTAGGTTCTTGGGGTGGGGTTCTTGAAGGCATGACTGTTAGTATAAGTTCTGGTGCTGATATTTTAGTATTAATATATTTATGTGTACAGAAGGCCTTGGCTGATGAAACAGTCTCTGAGGCAATGAATATGTCGTTCAATAACAACTATGACGGTTCTGCTTATATAAATTATAGCGACAAAACTTCGGAAGCTATGACCTTAACATTTAAGGCTTATGTTCGTTACACCGATGGTGGTGCAGAGGTTTTTAGTGACTATCCCATATCTACTGGTAATGGATACTCAGAAGTTTCTTACATTGGAGTGAATTACGAAATTGTAGCGCTGGCTAACTTCTCAGACTACATGGTGGCGATAACCACATCGAGTGCGGGTAATGGAGGTGATGCAATATTTAAACTCACATCTAACAATGATGGTAGTTTATTGAATAGAGAAATGATTATTCAGACAGACTTAGGTTTGGTAAGCAAGTCGTCTATTAGGTTGGAGGTGTCTGAAGAGAATGAGCATTTTCATAGGATTTACTGGACAGATGGAGTTAACCCTCTTAGAACTGTAAATTTAAACGAGAGCGATTCTTATTATTCTAATTTAGTGGCTTCTGATTTAAATGTATTTAAAGCAACTAAAATGGTTAGTCCTACAGTAACCAGAATAACTTCTGGTGGGAATATTAGCTGTGGCTCTCATTCATATTGCTATAGGTTAGTTACTACAGATGGTAAAACATCAAGAGTGTCTAATATAACAAATCCAGTTCAGATATTAAAAACAAGCCCACTCACTTCTTATCACTTATCTTTAGGTGGTAGTTTAGAGACCAACTCTTCTAATGCTGTCCATTTAACTATTGACAATATTGACCCCTCGTATAACACTATACAGATTATAGATATAACTTACACCTCTGCTGAGGGAGCTATAACTTCAAATATAATTTCAGAAAGTATAATCAACTCGACTAGCTTTGATTACACACATAACGGTAGTGAGGTTTTAGTCTCAATACCTATAGGTGAGCTACTAAGGAGTCATACTAGTTGGGATGTCTGTGCTGATTTAGCTATAAAAGATAATAGATTATTCGCTGCTAATTTAACCAACAATTCAGATTCTATAGATTTAGATTTTAGAGTTAAATCTTATAGATACCTTGGAGCTTACAATACTGGAACTGCAGCAACTTACAATGATTCAGAAAATCCTGAAATGCACGAGGATACCATGTACAAGGATGGTGGCTATGGGTGGATAAACGCTGTAGATACAGTAAAAGTTCCTGGCGCAGAAACCGTAGGGTTTGATGCAGCTGATGACGGTGTACGAGTTACTTTTGCAACAAAAACATTTGACTTAAGTCAGGTTAAGTATTTCGATAATTCTGGAACTGGTGATGATACAGATAGCGCAAGGATAGCCTCTTCTGTTTATGGTCAAGTACCTCATCACGGTTATTTAGAAACAACACAAGCAGGTGGTTATAATAACTACAAAAACCCATTATTTACCAAAGACTTTACAGGGTATCAGAGAGGTGAGGTTTATAGATTTGGTATTCTGTTCTACGATAAATCTGGTAATCCAGGATTCGTTAGCCCTATAGGGGATATTAGAATGCCTGATGGTACTATGGATTATGTAAGTAATGATTCTGCAGGTAATAGGGTAACTCAAAACTCTGACGGTGTTACTACATTTAAGCATGCAGGTAATCTACCAACCAGAAGTTATTCTTGGGCTTTTGATGATGCAAGCCCTATATTGAATAAAGTTGGTGGAGGTTCGGGTTTAGCTGTTCATGATGTAGTTACAGGAACTGGAATACCACCACATACGACTATTGTTAGTATAGCTGGGGATAATGACAGTATAACCGTTTCCAGAAACTCTACATCGGAAGGTACAGCAACTACTTTAACTTTCGACACCACTACAAGTGATGTTAGCGGGTTTGCTTTATATCCACAATTTAATGTGAAGTTATCGTCTGATACTAGGTCTAAAATAAGCGGATATTCTATAGTTAGGGTGGATAGAAAGCAGAAAGATAAATCTGTTTTAGGTTCTGGTGTATTAAACCAAACTATCATACACTCAAACGATAGTGCGAACGAATCTCTTAGACATAAGAATGGTAATCATTACGGTGATATATATACTGGATACCACGCCCATGAATGCTTGTCTGATTCTGACTTTACTTTTGACACTCCAGAGGTTACTTTAGGGTCGTTACAATACGATAGAAAGGATGAAGATAAAATAAAGGTAGTAGGTAGACTTGATGCTGGGGCTCAAGAATTGAATGATGAAAGCTTTCCATACGATAATACTATTACGGATATGGATAACTTCACTCATTTAAAGCAGAAGATACAATCAACCAGTACTTATACTGGAAATATATTATCTGGTAGATTTAACCCTAACACAAACGACCAACTATATACTTATCAATCTTCGCAGAAGGTTATATACAGTCAATTTAAGTCTGGTGTTGTGGATTGTAATTCAGCTTCAGAAAGTCAGAAGATTAATGAAGTAGAGTACGGAACTATAGTATCTCCAGGTGGAGGTGTAGATAAAGGTAGAATGGGTCATGATGACCACGGGACTGGAAGGGATAACCAAAACTACAGTAATAGAGGTAGGTTTAAAAACCTGCAAGGTAGTTTATATAGTGAAGGGTTTTACCACTTTCCTGACTCTTACACTACTAAAAAATATAATAGTGCTTCATCATATAATTCTACACTGTTTGGTGTGACTACCTTGTTCGTGACTCTAGGAAAAGAAGTGACAGATAAAATAAGACATAGTCATTTTGGAATAGGAACAGGTAATGCCTATACTTACAGTCCGTTTGTTTTAAACAGAACCACAGATGGGTTAAGCTATCAACAAGCATGTTATGCAAGTAAGTTATATGTACAACTAAAAAGAGATGTTAGATTCACTCAGTACGGAGGTAGTCTCTTATCTAACTATGAATCAAATCAATACATATCTACTGGGCACGTAAACTTTAGTCCACTAGCTAGTAATAGCGATTCTGTATTTGGTGGAGATATTTATATAAATATGTATGCCTTAAAAAAGCATATAATAGGTTCTACAACTTATTCTACAATAAAACCCTACCCCTCTACGGCAATAATATTTCCAGTAGAGTCTAGTGTAAACTTAGATTTAAGAGATGGAGTTTTCTTTGGTTCTACGGATAGTACTGAGCCTACGGTTGAAGATAACTTCCTTATAAATTCAACCTACTCATCAAGAAACACTAGTAAGACATTCTTACAAAAACCAGGTAGCTTTAAAAACGTTAACAGTTACAGTAATTTAGTCGCAGCATCCAACTTAAAGTTAGCTGGTAATCTATTTGATGCCTTCACAACTTGGGATGCTAACGAGATACATGAATTAGACAATAACAAGGGTGCTATATATAACCTATTTAGTTTAAGGAATGAGTTATTTGCTATACAGCAGAGTGGGGTATCAAAACTATCTATCAATCCTAGGGTTGTTGTAGATAGCGCAGATGCTGCAGCTGTTACTATAGTTACGGGGACAGGTCAAGTTATACAGAGGAGTGATTATATAGAAACTTCTTACGGTAGTCAGCATTTTAATAATATGCTAGTTACCAACACTTCAGCTTATTGGTACGATAGTAATATGTCTTCCTTATGTAAATTAGTGGTAGGTAAAGGAATTGCCGTCCAAGATTTAGGTATAACAACTCAGAACTCAAACATATTTAACGCACTAAAAGACACTCTTATATCGGATAAGCCTTTGGATTTCACTGTTGGAGGTATATGTTTATATCACAATAAAGTTTATGATGAGGTTGGTATATGTATAACTACTGCAGATAATGATGCAGTTCATGTGGTGTATAGTGAGTTGAACGATGTTATGATTACAAGAAAAGAGGATATAATTTCTATGGCAACCAATATTCCAGGCGAGTTAATTACGATAGGTAGAAATTCATCAGACGAAGTTCAATATTCTTCAAATTTGTGGAGAGAGAATTCAGGTTCTGATTACCTTACTTTTTATGGAACATCAAATACTAATAGCTTAGACGTTACCTTTGTATGTAATGAGAATGTATATAGCTCTAAGAAATTCGATAAACTTGTCATGTATTTATCTGGAAATGAAAACGTAGAAAAATTTACTACATTTACATTTACAGATTCAGTGAGTAACACACCGTTTTCTACTACTGGAACTGGAGCGAAAATGTCTAACGGCAAACACATTATACCAATCACAAGTACAGATGGTACATCTAAAGCGACAGGACAACATTTAATTATACAAGCAAAGTCTACATCTCCAGATTCTATAGAATTATTTGGAGCTTTAATACACAATAGACCAACAAAATGATAAAAAACTTAAACTTAAAGCAAGAGAAAGAGCTAGCTAATAACTTGTATTATGGAGGTGGCTATACTAAAAAATATTTAGGAGGTGGGGATGTTCCACCTATCTTAACTGCTGAACAACAAGCAGCAGCAGATAGTGCGGCAGCAGAAAAGAAAGGTAATACTAACGCTCTTATGGGTGCTGGATTAACTGTAGCTAGTTCTGCTGTAGATGCTTTAGATGATGACCCAAAATACGGAACTGCAGATATAGCATCTTCAACATTGAAATACGCTTCTATGGGTGCAGTCGCTGGGCCTTGGGGTGCGGCTGCTGGAGCTGCTGTAGGACTTGGTGTTGGTATTGCTCAAAAAGGTAAAGCTGACAAGCAAATAGCTACAGACAAAAGAAACAAAGAGCAAACCGATGGTTATAACGCCTTCATGAAAGACCAGGAAGAGTTTGCAGGATACAAAGAAGGTGGTACTATAAAGCCTTCTAAGGAAATGGAATACGAACTAGACCCTGCTTACAGAAAGATAAAAGCGAAGTACGATAACGAAGCAATTCAAATGAAAAAGATATTGGGCGATGATTTTAAAGACGATTTCTTTAATCAGTTCAATAGTACATACTCTGACAACACTAGAGTGAGTCTTCCAGATACAGAACGTTTAGAAATGTTTAGAACTAATGTAGAGCAAGATTGGGAGAACATACCTTTGGAAGATAGAAAAACATACATGAACACCTACAAAACAGGTGGTATGACTAAAGGTGCTTATAGCCATTCATCCAACCCTCTTACCGTAGTGGATAAGAGTGGTAAGCCTACAGGTATGGAACTTACAGGTGGTGAGGGAGTATTTGATAAACCTTTCATGGGTAAGGTTAAGAATTTATTGGCTGGCGGCAAATACCAAGAAGCTGGTAAAGCAGTTCAAAATGAAATGACAACTTGGAAACACAAATAAGATGGATAAGAAAGAATTATTAAGATTATTAGAACTCCATACTGAAGGTACTGGATTGTTTCCTGAAGTTATGTTAGCTCAAATGATGACCGAATCTGGAATGACTAGAAAGTCTAAGGCAGATGGAGGTAAAGGATTGTCTGTGCTTTCTGAAAAATACCACAATTATTCAGGTCAAAAAGCTAGTGGAGTAACCCTTAAGAACGGAAAAGAAGGTGTTGATTACGTAATCATGGGTACGGAAGAGGACTTCGATTCTGAACAGGAAGCTAAAGATTACTTAAAAAAAGAGAAAGGTGGTAATCTTAAGGTTGGAGATACTAAAACCGTCAAAAATGATGATGGTACGTATACTGTAACTCTTGGTCAGCCTTTTAGGATATTTGAAAGTGATGAAGCAGGTGTTACTGGTCATATTAGATTCCTGACAGGCGATGGGTATACTGCTGGACATAAAGCTAATTACAAACAAGTTGTAGAAGCTAAAACTCCTGAAGCTCAAATTGAGGCATTAAAGTCTTCTGGCTATGCTACTGACCAAAATTATGTAAAAACCCTTACATCTGTACTTAACAATAAGGTTAGAACTGAGAACCCTCAATACTCTAAGAACCCAGATGTTAAAGCTTCTGCTATTGCTTCTATAGAAGCTGGAGAAGAGGTTGGGACTGAAGAAGAGATTGCTACATCTTTAAGTATTACATACGAACCTCAAGTGGCTGGTTGGTCTATGACCTTTGATAAAAAACTAACAAAAGAAGATAAGATTGCTTATTACGATTCTTACGGTGGTAAGATGTTCTTAAATGATAGGCTTGGTAATATAGAGGATGGTGGATACGAAAACCAAGGAGTATTTAAGGATGATGACCAAGGGATGATTATAGGTTACGGTATAGACTTGAATAGTGTCAATACTGTAGACTTACTAGTTGAACAAGGTGTTCATAGAGCTGACGCTGAGAAGTGGGAGAAGTTAGGTATTCTAGGTAAGACCAAGTCTGAATTAGAAGATGAAGGTAAGGCTCTTGGGAAATTAAAGCTTAGCGTTAATGTTTCTAGTACTGCAGCATTCAAGAGTGATATGTCTATAAGACAATCTATAGCTATAGATAAGAAGCTTGAAAAATACCAAGGTAAAGTGTCTGATGACGTTTACATTGCTTTGGCTAACAACTTACAGGTTAACGGAGAATCTAGTGAAGATGGTTTTGATTCTGATGATAAATCAGCAAGAGAAGCCCATGCTAGTTCTTTGGTGTATGCTGCCATGGATAAATGGATAGCAGAGAATCCTGATAAACCAGTCCCTGATAAAGTAGTTCATAAGGTATTTAAATCAAACTCTGATAGTCTTTCGGATAGCGGAGATGAGAATGCAGCTGATTCATACTTTGATAATGCGAAAACATTATTTGATAGCTCTTCTGCTGCTAATAATTATCATGTTAGAGAGCCTGTTGTTTCAGATTACGACTATAGCGAAGATGGTGATGGAGCTACTATTGAAGCTTTACTTAGAAGGCAGACTGCAGGCGAAGAGTTAACAGAGGAAGAAACCGATTACCTATATAATGCTCAGTTAAATAACCACAAAGTGTTCTATCAAGCTACAGAAGCTGCAAAGAACACTAAAGGGATTATGACTGATGTTGATATAGCTTTAGTTAAAAAGAATGCTAACGACCCTGATTCATTAACCCCTAAAGAAAAGAAGGCGCTTGCTGTAATAAATAAAGAAGCTGATGTTCTAGAGAAAGATTTAAACATTGAAGCTACAAACGATGCATTGGTTAGGACTGATGAAACTGGAGGTTTAGGTCCTGCTGTTAAAGCAACTGAAGAGACAGCAGAAAGGACTGAGGTTGATACAAGTCTTGTGGCTGGAGATTCTACAGCTCAAGATGATGCAATGAGGTTAGCTAAGGGTGATGCAGACCACGAAGCTAGAATCAAACAAATGCTTAAAGATACTGACTCTTACAATGAGGATGGAACTTTAATTACAGAGGCTCAAGTTAAAGCTAAGCAAGATGCAGAAGACAAATTAAATCAAGATAAGATTGATGCAGCCAAGTCTGAAAAGAAAGAAGGTCAAATGCGTAAAGCAGAAATGGCCCTAACAGGTTTGAAAGCTGCCGCAGGAATACTATCTTTGTCTCAAGCATTAAGAGCACCAGATGTTGAAACACCTGAATTAGACCCTTTAATATACGAAGCTTTACAGAAACAAAAAGCATTATCAGAGTCGGGTCTTACGGCTAAGGAAAAGGGAGCTGCAATGCAGAACATGAATGATGCTTATGCTGGAGCTATGAAGAATGTATTGAGAGCTTCAGGAGGTCAGAGGGGTATGTACTTAGCTAATCAAGGAACTGTAGATGCACAGCGCATACAAGGACTTAATCAATTAGCAGCACAAGACGCAGCTCTGCACAGGCAGAACATAAAAGAATACAATGCTTTAGCTACATCTGTAGGTTCTATGAAGTTAAATAGAGATATGAACGTAGAGCAAATGAAGCAAGCTACATTAAACAATAACAGACAAATACTTTCTGGAGTTGGTAGTAACTTATTGTCAGATGCTATTAGTGATGTATCATATTACATGAACCCTAACAGGAAAGCTACAGAAGATTTAATAAAGAATCTATCTGGAAAGAAGAACGAAGGAGATGGTTACGTTAACCCTTTACTGGAACAACCGATTGATACTGCAAACAAAATATCAGACGAACAAAAAGCTATAAATGCAGAGCTTGCTAAGAACGCTAAAGAAACAAAAGTATAATGGATTATTCTAAGGTAAATAGTGCACTAAATGGTTGGGTTGGTTCAGGAGCTAGAAGAGATAGAGCTCAAGCTGAACTAGGTCAAGCTATGCAATTGCAACAGGCTCAAAGTCAAATGCAAGCAAATGAAGATGCTAAGACGCAAGAGATGGACCAATGGATGCAACACATCCATGATATGTCTAGTCAGGTTGCTATACGTAATGAGGATAAAGAAAGAATCCAAGCTATGTATGACCAAGAGAAAGACACCTTCTTGACTGAATTAGAGAAGTCTGGTAATGACCCTATTAAATTTATGAATTCTGGTGGTAGACAAACTATGAAGAATTTCTATAATAATATAGCGTATTCAGATGATGCTCAAAGAATAAAAGGTAACACTTCGGAAATACAACGATTCTACGAGCAGTCAGAAGGCGATGATGGTAAGAAAGCTCACCTTATACCTAAGCAAGTACGTAGAGAGTTTGACGCTTTCATGAATGGTCATATAGATACATTTAAACATAGACAGCTATCTCCATGGGAAGAGCCAGGAGATGATGTAGATGGTAATACTAAGGCTGATAAGTTCTTAAACCAAGGTCAGAACATGCAGATATTCACAGGGAATTACATGCAAGAGTATGGTTTGTCTGAGACTGAAGCTATGAACATTCCTATAGATGAGTTAAGAAGATATACAGCGTCTTATGTGGGTGGTATTAATCCAGAACAAGCGTTACAACCTAGTGGAGAACTACAAGTTAGTAAAGCAGTTTCTGGTAGGATACAAAGACAACACAGAAAACTTAAATCTATTAGTACAAATCTGATAGGCAAGAACTCTCAAGAACACATAACAGCATTAGGTGATTATGATATGGGTGGTTTTGAATACGGAATGAATCCTGAGAACACTGAGATAATGGGTAATAGAGGGTTTGTCGGTGACGAGCTTGACATGGCTAAAGCTTCTTTAGGTGTAGAGAAGGTGGTAGACCTTGATGGGTATATACCAGACGTGAAAGCTAAAGGTATATGGTACGATGAAGATGGTGGTTCTGTAACTCCAGGAGATGACTTAGGTGATGTAAGACCTGGTGCTATCTTTATGGGTTACAAGCTTAAGCAGTCTGATGGTTCTTACAAGTTAGTTAAGGCTGAAGACTTAGAGGGAGACCCTAAAGATGCTGAACACGCTCTTATACAAGAGTACGAAAGTGATGACGTTCTATGGTTTAATAGTTATTTCTATAATGAGATAGACCCTAATGACGCTAAAACTATGTCTGTTTATGAGTCTTTAAAGGCTGGTGAAAGTGCAGGATTAGCTAGGTATACTAAGGAAGCAACATTTGAGCAACCAGCTCCTACGCCTATAGCTAACATAGGGATTGAGTCTAGTGTAGAAGAAATATCTGCACAGCTACCTAACTACGATACTAAGGTAAATAGAGTTATGCAAACTCTAGGTCTTGGAGAGAAAAGAAAGGACAACACTACTAAAAGTATTTTATTATCTTTAGCTGCTCTTGACGGAGATATGGATAAAGGAATCAGTGGCCTTTCTGAAAGGTTTAACAATAACGATTTCCCTGAACTAAACGATGCTCTAATGAAAGGCGACAGTAAAGTTTTCTTTGATGCTTATTATAAAGTATTGATGAGACTTGGAGCTAGTTCGGAAGAAGCATCAAGCTACCTTAAAATGGTAGATGAGTTAAGAAATAAAATACAAAAGGCTTAAAAGTAATTATGGAAGAGAAGAAGTTAGCACCGACAATACAACCATCGAATGATTTCTGGAGTATAGACGTACCTGAAGAGGGAGTACAGCAGTACGACTCCTCTTTAGATAGTTCGTTTAATGAACCCTCTTCTTCGGAAGGTTTAGATGTTCCTGATACTAGCATACCTGTTTACAGGAGGAATCTAAACTTAGAAGCTCCAGCCATGGAAGATGCCACCACAGCGTGGAGGCAACCAGAACAACCAAAAGTTGAAATAGATGAGGATATGAACTGGTTTGAAATGGCTGGTAAATCGTTTGTTGTTGGTTTAGGTGATATGGTAGATAGCTTTGGTGACATAGCTGACTTCATGGGGGGTAGTACTTCTTCTGAAATATCTCAACAAGTATATGGTACAGATACATCTAAACCTATATCTGATTCGTTACACGGCTTTGCTGACTATTTACAGTCTTATGGTGATGATGTTCCTGGGTTAGCTGATTTAGAGAATATAACTTGGGATGATTTATCTGATATAGATTTCTGGGGAACGGGCGTAGCTCGTATGCTTCCGTTTGCTTTATCATTAATGATTCCTGCTACGGGTGCTGCTAAATTAGCAGGCATGGCAACTAAAGGTCGTAAGTTTACTAAGGCTGCTGCAGCTATAGCTAAAGGCTCTAAGTCTATAGGTATAACTAAATATGCTGACCCATTAGTAGCTAGAGGTTTAATAACTGCTGGTATCTCAACTGTATCTGCGGGTGCTACAGCCAACCTTATAGAGGGGGCTGCATTAGCAGGACAAACACTTAATGAAGGTGTTAAGCAGGGACTTACTGAAGCGGAAGCAATGAATGCTGCTAGCTTAGTATATAGGGATAACCTTGCATCTATGGGTGCTGATATTGTTCAGTATGGTTTATTCATGGGGCAAATGGGTATTGGTAAGGGTGCTATATCTAGCGCACAGAAGTTAGGTGCTAAATTCGCAGGTACTAGTACGGCTAAGGCTGTTGCTGGTGTTGCTGGTAAAGCAGCTGCAAAGTCAGGAGTTAGTGCTTTAAAAGCTCCAGGAATGAGTGATGTAATTCGTAGTTCATTCAAGGCTATAGGTATGGGTGCGGTTCATGGTATTACTGATGGTGTTGTAGAACAATTCCAAGAGGTGTTTCAAGATTGGTCTGTACAAAGAAGGATAGCAGAAGCTAAAGGTGAGGGGGATGAATTTCCTGGTTACTTAGATTTCTTCTTAGCAGACGAACAAAGACCTACAAGGGTTCTTTCTTTTGCTACAAGTTTACTTATGTCTGGTGCTAGTAATACTATTAGAACAGCTACAGAAAACAGAACTACACTACAGACCGCTATAGATGAGAGAAATGAGTCTCATGAGATGCTTCAGATATTTGAGAAGGATTTAGATAAAGGAGTATACACTGTTAAGCGTAAGGTTAATGTAACTAACGAAGACGGTACGGTTAGTCAGAAAGAGGTTGTAGAAGAGTTAAGTGCTGAAGAGGCTAGTAACTGGGGTAGAGATGCTGCAGCTCATACTATGATTCTTAACGCTGTTAAACAAGGTGACGAGCAGGTTATACTAGACTTCTTCCAATCTAAGTTAGATTCTGGTAACATATCAGAGGAACAGCATAGTTCTTACAAAGGTACTTTTGATGAGATTAAGACTGCTATGGAAGGTAAGCCTACTAACACTCTAGACAATAAAGGTAAGACTGAGTTAGTATATAATTCTTGGTTGCATAGCACAAGTAAGGTTCAGCTGAATAAGCAGAAAGAAGCTCTTCAAGCTAAGATTGATGAGATTCAAGCTCAGGTAGATGATGGTCCTTTAACTCAAAAGAGTGCTGACCAAGAGATTGCTGGATTAAAAGAGTTGTCTAAATCTTCGCTACAAGCTCAAGAAGAGATAGTTACAGCTACAGAGTCAAGAGTGAATGAAATCTATAGCGAAGCTAAGGACAGGAAAGATGAAGAGACTTGGAATAAAGATACAGGTAAGAAGTTAGAAGGTATTGTAGAGAAGGAGCTTAAGGGCGAGGACTTGACTGCTGAAGAGCAAGCCTTAACAACTTCAGACGATAAGGCTAAGGGTTTTTATAGTGAGAAGAAACTAGAAGGGCAAAAAGCTAACGCTTTAAAGGCTGCTAAAAAGAAGGCAGGTAGAAAGTTTAAAGGCTATAAAGCTAATGCTGCTAGTTCAAAGGATGGTACTTACGTATACACTAAAAGGAATGAGAAGGATAATACTTTAAGTGTTATAACTGTATCTCCTGATGGTTCAGTTGAAATGAAAACTGACACAATTGATGAGAACTTATCTGAAATAGATAAGAAGGCTAAAGAGAAAAGCGAAGCTAAGACAGAGAAAGAGAGAGTACTTAGGGAAGAGAAGGAAAAAGCTAGAGACGAGAAAGACACTAAAGAAGAGAAGAAGAAGAATATAACTGAGAAGAATAGTCAATTCAAGGGAAAGGTTATATCTCCTTCAGCACTAGCCTTAGCTAATAAATTAGACATAGACTTGGAAGAGTCTGGTTTGATAGGTAAAGGTAAAGGTAAAAATGGTAGACTTACTAAGGCTGACATAGAAAACTATAAGCCTGAAGTAAAAGCAGAAGAGAAAGTAGAGGAAAAAGGTAAGGAAACTATACCTAAGTACTTGACTGGTAGTAATATAAAGGCTACTGCAAAGTTAGCTTTAGATGCTGTAACTGGTGTTCTTGGGGCGTTCTTTAATAAAGAGAGAGCCGTAAGAATAGTAGACAAGGTAGAGGCAGCTTTACATAAACGTAAAATACGTAGAGCGTATATGATGGGTAAAGGTTCGCAAAGAACTCTTGCTAATTTATATGCAAAGAAATCTGCAGACGGATTGATTTCCGTACAGTTCTTAGATGAGATATATAGTAGAGGCGATGAAGGTGCTGCTTACGCAATGGGATTAGGGGTGTTTATTAACCCAGATGCTGCGACAGATAGTGCTGAAGAAGCTATATTTCACGAGAACTTTCACATATTTAGAATGCTTTATGGGCATCTAAAAGAAGTTAAAGACATGATGAGGGCTATAGTAGGTCAGCCTGTGTACAAGACAACTAGACTAGAATATCAAGAAGAGCTTTTATACTTCTTTTTAGATAAGGAAGGTAATAAGAATACAATGACTCAAGAGGAAGCTTTAGAATACTTAAAGCTTAAGCAAGAGAATGCATCTCAACAAGAGATGTTTAGTGTTATAACTTCTGTAGAGAAATATGCTTTAGAGAATAAGAAGGATATTACAGAGGAATTACGTAAAGAGTTCTATGAATCTTCTTTAAATATACTAACGCAAGCAGGGTTTGTTGAGTTAAAAGATAGAGCACAAGTGCATATACAAGACGAAGCCTTAGCTAAGTTAGGTGGTTTGTATGGTTCTGTTAATCAAGACTTATTCATCTCTGGTCAAAATAAGACAGAGTACAATAGTAGATTAAAAGCTTGGAAAGAAAAGATAAAAGATTCTGTTACTGAAGAAGAAGCAGAGTCTGCGTTCGAAGCTGTATCTAAAGGCTTGTATAAAGCTAAAGGAAAGCAGAGTTTAGAGGAGAAGTTCAAGAATGTTAAGAAGTTAATAGCTGATAACGAAGCTAAGTACGGTGCTTACACTGTTAAGACTCAACAAGCTTTAAAGAAGAAGCTACTTAAGAAGTCTAGAGTAATAGATGATGTTAAGTATTTACTAAACGACATGGAGGGTGCTGCCCATAAAAGAGCTTTAGAGTTTGTGGAAAGCGAACTAGATGTACTTCTTGAGATAGATAAGAAAGAAAACTTTACTGTTAGTCAGTTATCTAAGTATATACAAGAGAAGCTTTTACTAGGTGAAAGTATAAACAAATCTTACATAGACTTATCAAGCGAGATATTATCTGATTACTGGGGTACGAAAGACTACAAAGAGGTACGTAAAATAATTACAAACAATGAAGGTACAATAAAAGCCCTTATTCGTAATCAACACCTTACAGGTCTTACAGCCGAAGCTTCTAAGGTTTTATCTAAACGATTAGATGAGTCTGATAACGCTTACTTAAAGGCTTTGGAGGCTAAATTCTCTAAAGCTCAGAAGGAAGTATTATCCACTGATAATGATGGTAATAAGATAATGATTGATGCAGATGATATATTCTCTGCTATGATAGATGATAACCCTCAGCAATTATCTGATAAGTTATATTCTATTCTTGAGTTTCATTTACAAGTTGTGAGTCATACTTACAAGAGGGATGTAATCATCGGGAAGGACAAACTACTATCTTATATAAAAAACTTCACTGAAGGTAGAACTAAAGAGGAGTTTATTACAGATGCTCACGGATTAATAGATGCTTTAAGAATTCAAGAAGAAGGCAAGAGCTGGACTTGGATGGAGAATAACGATGAGCATGTTGCAAGATTCCTTACAACTCTAATAGAGCAATACGAATTAATGCCAAAGACTGCAGTTCCATATACAAAGAAAGGTGCTGCTATGACATTCGGTTCTGTATTAGGTGGGTTACATCTTCAGATGAATTCTATGACTACAGAGAAAGGTCTCTTTCTTACTGCTG